GGGGGGGAGTGGGCGGGTATTTTTTAGATTTAACTGATTTATATGGCGTTCGCTAATCTTCTTGATATGGGGTCGCAGCTTCGGCAACGCTCTTTATCATTATTTTTGCTTGGTCAGGCGCAATCCTATAACTCTTTATAAGTTCGGCTTCCTCAATCTCAAGATTTGGAGTAAGAATCTGCCATGTAGGCATTTTGAATGCTTTGGCTATTCTCTCAATAATATCAATAGTGGCGCTAGTATTCTCATTAAGTATCTTATTGATTCCCTTTTGAGATACACCAGTCTTCTGAGCGGCCTTTGCTTCGGACAGGTCTTCATTATCCATTAAGAGCCTTAAATTCTTTGCTAATACTGTTTTTGAGGGCATTTCTTTCATGCCTCCTAATATAATTTAAATAATAAGCACAGTCGTACTTGACAGATAAATCAACTGCAAGTACACTAGTACTCATGAATACTATAAATATCACAAAAGACGATCTTCTCGAAACTACTTTCAACCTTTTGGTTAATGACAATAGATCACTAAGCGTTATCGCTGATGAGTCAGGAGTTAACTATCACTGGCTTGGAAAGTTCAAGCAAGAGAAGTATGACAATCCCGGTGTTAAGACGATTCAAAAACTTTACACGTTCTTGATTAAGTCAGCAGCCTAACAACTAGCCCGTTAATTCGTTGACGGGCTTTTATTTGGCAATTAATCACCAAGCAATAGCAAGCAAAGGAGTAAGCAATGACAAGCAATGAACAGAAGGAATTAATGCTCGGGTTTAGAGAGGTTAGGTCTCTAAGCACTACTCAGGCGCATTTAGTCGCCTCCTGCGTTGACTTTATCGACTCTGTGAATCTTTGCATGAATCAATCAATAGTTAAGCGTACACGCGAAACATGGGCCGAATTGCTAGGCATGAGTCAGGGTACTTTAAGTTTGATTTTAAACAAAGGCGGGAGCGATAAAAGGCGTAGAAATTTCCCGCCTGAATTAATCAATGTCGTTCAAAGACTATCAGGCAACACAGCAATTAATCAGTGGCTTGATATGGAATTGAAAGGCGAATTAAACAGCCAGCAAAGCAGCGAAACACGAAAAGAAAAATTATTAGCTGAACTAGCTGAAATTGAAAACCAAGAAAAACAGGCGGGTTAAAAATGAAATTATCAGATAAGAAGCGCGAACATTTAATTGATTTCTTAATGGATGCAGCAGAAGACGAAGACCTGAAAGACCACAGAAAACAGTTTAACGAAACAGCCACTATTTTGATTAATGGAAGATCAATTGAACAGGTTAATAAAATGGAAATGGAGAAATTTGGTCGGGTTATGGGGCAATAAGTAATGCGTGATTACGGGAAAATACAAAGCGCATTCTGGACAAGCCCAGACGTTATTAAGCTTTCTGACAGTGCAAAATTAATGGCGGTTTATCTCTTGTCTTGTGAGCATTCAAATATTATTGGCTGTTTTAGGCTTCCTTCAGCATACATTGTTGAGGACTTAAACTGGAGTATTGAATCAGTAAATGAAACCCTTTCGGAACTGTTTGAAAACGGTTTCATAAGGGTTTGTAAACAGTCTAAATGGGTATGGATATTAAACTTTTTAAGCTTCAATAAGCCCGAAAACCCAAATCAATGGAAAGCAGCGCGTAAGGCGCAAAAGCAAATACCAGAACAATTCCAATATAAACAAGAGTTTATAAAATATTTTAATCAAATTGACCCGCTAAATGAAACCCTTTCAGAACCCTTGCAAAACCCTTTGAAAAGGGTTTACACAGAAACAGAAACAGAAACAGAAACAGAAACAGAAAAGCCTAAACGGTTTAAGAAACCAACCGTTGAGGAACTTAAAAAATATATTTCTGAAAAAACATTAAATATTGATGCAAATAAATTTCATGATTTCTATGAATCAAAAGGCTGGTTAATTGGTAAAGCAAAAATGAAAGATTGGAGAGCAGCTTGCAGAACTTGGAATAACAAAGAAAAAGCAAATAACCAATTCAGCGCCGCACCAAAAATCAAGGAGCTTGCATCATGAGCATAGAACACGAACACGCCGTAATTGGTGCTTTGTTAAAAAATTCCTCTGCGATAGATGAAATTGACCTGACACCAGATGATTTTGAAATCGAATCTTACAGGCTGGTTTATCAAACCATTATCGACACGTTGGCAAATAACCAGATAGCCGATGTATTAACCGTAGCCAGTCGATTAGATAAAACTAATGCTGGTGAGGCTTGGCTGCATTTTGTAGGCACAGCGGCAAAGGATTGCGTTTCTACTGCGAATATTTCGGGCTATGCCAAGTTGCTGAAATCTGAAAGCGTAAACAGGCAAGCAAAAACAATTGCAGCGGATTTGTTAAATCAGATAGACGTTTCTCAAGATAGCGGGGTAACGGTTGACGATGCAGTTAGGCGCTTAATGGAATTATCAGCTACTCGACAAAATAACGAATGTTCAATATCTCAGGCGCTTAAAAAATCTTTGGAAATGATTGAGCAAGCCGCTGAAAACGAGGGGACTGTCGGAATACCTACGGGCATAGATAAGCTAGACGAGGTTTTAGGTGGCTTTCACGATTCTGATTTGTACGTTATCGCAGCACGTCCTGCAATGGGTAAAACGGCCTTCTTGTTAAATCTAACAAATAACCATAACGAGCAAGTAGGGGTAATTAGCGCAGAGCAACCAGCTGAACAGCTAGGCATTCGATTAATTGCCATAAACGGAAAAGTAAACGCTCAGAAAATGCGAACTGGAAATATGGATGATTTTGAGTACACGAAATTATCGAGCGCAGTATCAAGGCTTCACACAAACAATAATATCTGGATTAACGATAAATCAGGTATTGGAATTTTAGAGCTAATCAGACAAGCCAGAAAGTGGAAGCACCAGCACAACATCAAAGCTTTATATATCGATTATATCCAGCGCATTAAGTGGACAGATCAGCGCATAGCAAAATGGGAACAGGTTGGAAATGTTGTGGGCGCACTCAAAGAGCTTGCGCGAGATTTAGATATTCCCGTAATCGCATTAGCACAAGTTAATCGTGAAGTTGAGAAGCGCTCAGACCGTAGACCGGGAATGGGTGATATTGCCAACAGCTCAGAAATTGAAAAAGAAGCGGACGTAATTATGACGTTATACCGCGACGAAGTTTACAACGAGCAAACAGATCAAGCCGGAATTATGGAAGTAAACGTTTGCAAAAATCGACACGGCCCAACCGGATATATTCGCACTGTTTGGGTATCGAAATATATGCGCGTAGAAAATTACGCCCATCAATTGGAGTCAGTGAAATGAAAACAATAACTAGAAAAATGGTTGTTCCTGATTGGGCTGGTTGGATGGCGCAAGAGACTGACGGTGACTGGGTTGTTTTTGAGTTTGTTCCAGTTAAAACCGAATGTGGCTGGGATGCTCCAGACGGGAAATCAAAAACTCTTTATCGCGGATTACAAAAAAATAAATGGTCACAAACTTTAGTGAGGATTTAAAAATGGTAAAGCAAACATCAAAACGCGCCCTAGCCATAGCAGAGGAAAGCGGCAAGGCAGGATTGCAAAGAAATAAGGTTTTAAAGTTTTTACACACTCACAGACGGAAGCAGGGATGGACAAGGCAAGAAATCGGCTTCCGGTTAGATTTGCCGATCAACGTAATAACAGCAAGGTGTAATGAATTATTAGACGCTGGGATAGAGGTGTTTGATAAAAAAGTTTGCACAGTAACAGCATCTTTAGTCGAGGCATTACGTGCCACTACCTAAGTACGAAATAAAACCAGCTAAAGGCGGTCACGTTATCGAAAAGCCAGACGGTTCAACGGTTGACGATCACGTCTTTAAATTCAAATGGCAGGCCGAAAGGCGGCTGGAAATAATTAAGGGTTTCGGGTGGTGCAAATGAACGCAAAAAACTTACAAAGCGCAATTTCAAGAAAGTCTAGCAAGCAAATAGCTTTAGTAGATAGCAATCCATGCGGTTTCAGAATAAAGCCAGCGAGCAAAGCTAAAGACAGCGATTTTGAGAGCGTTGATTTTATCGGTGTGTTTTCTCCGAAAGTGACGCTTAACACGATTAGAAAAGAATTGAAGTTACAAAAAGAGATTTTAAACGATGTTATGGAGTTGGAGCTATGACTCCAATTAAATCAATTTCTTATGATACTGATTTTTACTGGAGAGGTAATAGGTATACGCAAGTGATTAGACCAAAAAAACCAAACAATAAATTTAGCATTTTATGCAGGTTATTTGCTGACCCATGCGGAGAATATATAGACATGCCAGCAGGACGAAAAGTTAAGCCAGTAGTTAAATTAAACACGGAGGCGCTATGACA